CTTCTGATGGAGTATTTTACGCTATTACTCCTTCTGGTTATGAGAATATGTCGTACAATGTTCAAGAACTTAGACGATATGTAAAAGAACTACAAACTGTATTGTTATTCTATAGAAAAGCGTATGACAAACCTACAATCGAAAATCAGTGAAGTTAAACTAACTTATGTGTGCGAAGAAGGAATACAATACAAAACGTATCACTGCACAAATATACCTATCGAAAATATTGCAGATTTTGTCTCATTGGAAAGTAGGCTAGAACAACCAGGATTTCATGATCTCGAACAGAGCGTATTGAAAGAAGGAATGCGTAATCCAATTCTATTAGTTTCTAATTCAGTAGAAGAGTACAATGCTGGTAGTCTTACTGTTAATACCTCTTACTTATCTCAATATGACTCAACTAAAAAATACTTGTGTATCTTTGGCAATCAAAGACTAGCTATTGCAAAAAGAAATAATTTTAGTAGCATTTCAAGCATTATAGTAGAAAAAGCATCTTACGCTATTTTAGTACAAAGTAAGCTCCTGTAGCTCAGTTGGTAGAGCTACTGATTTGTAATCAGTAGGTCGGGAGTTCGAGTCTCTCCGGGAGCACCAAATATGTGGAGATTATGGGCGAAAGCTCTAGGCGAAAAAAGCGGGGATTGCGATAAAGAAGCAAATCTTATAGCTTTAATTCGTACTTGTATAGTAATAATTACTTTAGTTACTAACATTGTAATCATGGCAGGCGTAATTCGTCATTGGTATGACTAATAAAAATTTAACTGTTGACTTTCATACTTTATTTTGATATTATATTCTTTCAATGGAAGTGTGGCTGAGCGGTTGAAAGCGCCTGTCTTGAAAATAGGTAATGGCATCCCCATTCGTGAGTTCGAATCTCACCACTTCCGCCAGCCGAATGTAGCACAGTTTGGCAGTGCGTTCGCTTTGGGAGCGAAAGGTCGTAGGTTCAAATCCTACCATTCGGACCAAAGATTAGCGGGTATGGTGGAATTGGTAGACACAACAGACTTAAAATCTGTCGCTATATATGGCGTGCCGGTTCGACTCCGGCTATCCGCACCACATTATGTTAAAAAAGGGCTGATGGCGGAATTGGTAGACGCACTAGATTTAGGATCTAGCGCTTTCAAGCGTGAGAGTTCGAGTCTCTCTCGGCCCACCACATTGGAGACAGAATGGCACTTGTTCACAAACATTTAATTATTCGTGCAGAAGTAGATAATCCTCCAACAGAGCCAGAGTTTATCAAGTCTTGGCTTACAAATCTTGTTTCAACTATTGATATGAAGATTTGTATGGGACCAATTTCTCATTATGTTGATGTTCCAGGTAATCGTGGTGTTACTGGAGTGGTTATTATTGAAACAAGTCATATTGCCATTCATGTATGGGATGAAAACACTCCCGGACTTCTTCAGCTTGATGTCTATACTTGTGGTAGTTTAAACCCAATGCAAGTTTTTTCTGCTTTAAAAGAATTTAATCCAAGCAAGGTGGATTATAAATACCTTGACAGAGAATCTAATTTAATCGAGATACCGTTGTAATAAGTGTAGAACTTATGCTTCGGTAGCTCAGTGGTGAGAGCAGGCGTCTTATAAGCGTCAGGTCGATGGTTCAATTCCATCCCGAAGCACCATATTGGAGAAATTAATGGTAGATTTAGTTCCAACAGATGCAATGGCTGCCGAAGCTCGGCGAGGACTAGACTGGAGAAAAGAATATAATCGTGGCGGTACGATTATAGGAGTAACCAGAGCAAATCAGCTAATTAATAAAGAAAATCTATCTCCGAGTACAGTACGAAGAATGCATTCATACTTTTCTCGGCATGAAGTAGATAAACAAGGTCAAGGCTTTTCGCCCGGCGAGCAGGGATATCCTAGCGCTGGGCGTATTGCATGGGCGCTGTGGGGAGGAGACCCAGGGCAATCTTGGGCACGAAATAAAGTAGAACAACTAAATAACGATAAGAGTGCAAGTGTTACTGATGATACTGACACTTTAATGGAAGAAATGTACGATCTTATCGAAGAGGTCTATAATTATTTAGATCTATTGAGTAAACATAATGCCAAAACCTAGAAAAAATGAAAACCAAGAAAATTTTATTTCTCGGTGTATTCCAGAGCTTGTAGGCGAAGGAAGAGAAGCTCAACAGGCAGCAGCTATTTGCTACTCAATGTGGGCAGAACATAGTGGTAAAAAAGGTATGCATGGTGATTTAATGGATGACGAAGATCACAATAATAAGCCCAAAAGAAAACCACGTAAAAAGAAAGAGTAATTATGGTTAAGCCTGAGTATGAGAATATATTAAGTGAATTGATGAACACTACTAAAACTGTATCAGAGTTATCAGATGCACAATGTAGGCTCATACTCAGGTATTTAATTCTGAAATTAAGATTTAAGTTTTGACTTTTTGTCTAATTTATTATATACTATTTAATCTTCTAAGTGAGAGTAGTAAGAACAAGTGAACATTTTCATTCTCGACCACGATCTCAAAAAAAGTATTGAGTATCATGTCGACAAACACGTTGTAAAAATGCCCCTAGAGGCAGCTCAAATGATGAGCACTGCACTCTGGGTAGACCATCTATTCGGCTATGTTCCAAGAGCACTCGACAAGTCTGAGCGTGATAAGCTAAATAAAGCTAAAAAAGAAGTAGCTTCTCTGCCTCAGTCTGAGAGACCTCTTTCTCCCTATCTTCCTACTATGTACAACCATCCATGTACTATATGGGTGCGTACATCTTATGAAAATTATGCTTATACTTTTAATTACGCAGCAGAGCTGTGTGATGAGTATACGTACCGCTACGGCAAGATTAGAGATCTAGAGCATATTGTAAAAAATTATAATATACCCAAAAATCTTCCTAATCTAGGACTAACGCAGTTTGCATTAGCTCTTTCTGACGCATTTCCTCCTAATCTTAGAGATCCGAATAATCCAGTTCAAACATATCGTTATTTCTATATGTTAGATAAGGCTACGTTCGCTCAGTGGAAATTTAGAAGTAAGCCAGAGTGGTGGGATGAATCCGTAGCTCGATATGATAAGAGAATTTCTGGGAGGTAATTACTATGAGAGAAGCATATCAACTAAAAACACCAACACCAAAACTAGTAAAGTACGGTAAGACAATTAAATATCAATGCCCTTTGTGTTCTTCGGGACTTGAACAAGTTCACGATGAATATAATGAAGGGGATCATGTCGCTTACGAATGCTATGAGTGTGGATACGAATGGATAGAGTCGTAAAATCTCCTAAACGTGTTAAGAAAAAAGAGACTGAAAAACTTACTGATGCTAATATCAGTAGAGTTGTCGCTCTTTTAGAAGATGAAAAGAATCCTATTTCTAAAAAAGAAGCGTGTGAAATACTTTGTATTTCTTATAACACTACTCGACTATCGTCGATTATAGAAAATTGGAAACGAGATAAAGATCTAACGACACAACGTAAAAAAGAACGTAAAGGCAAGCCAGCTCAACGAGAAGAAATTCGCACTATTGCGGAATCACTTCTAGATGGAGACAGCATTGCCGATATTTCAAAGCGTTTGTATCGTAGTCCAAGTTTCGTAAAAAATATTATTCATCGAATAGGAATACCAGAAAAACTTACTGGTGATGCAAAATACTCTACAGCACTGCTTCCGGAGACTTGTGTTTCAGAAGACTTTGTTCCAGAAGAAATTGCATGGTCTGCAAAATACCATTCGCCTTGTATCGTAGTAAAAGAGCTTACTGAGCCTCAGTATCAAAAAAACTACGGAACAAAGTGCTATCGTATTTATATTAAAGAAAAAATGACTAATAATGATATGTACTTTGGTTCATCAAACTTTGGAGGATACTATGCCGCCGCCGCATCTTATGATCTGGGAAAACTCAGACATCTTGAAGAATACGGCGTAACATTTAAACATCTATGAAATATCTACTTATATTTTTTGCGGCTACAACTCTATTAACAATTATAGAAATCTTTTATCCGATACGAAGAGATTTTATTCGACTACGACCAGATAGAAAAAGTTTTATTGGAGCAACAATATATTGGGTAATTGCATTGGGTCTATGTATTATATTCAATCCAGTTTTCTTTTATATGTGTCTATTCAATAAAAAGCGCTGCGATAAGTTGCGTAGAGAAACTGTCGAAGAATTAGTTAAATTTAACCCATGATAGAAATTTGTGTTGACTTTTGCTGCTGAGTACTCTATAATATTAAAACAATGGAGGTGACAGTGGGCGATCGATTTTACGAAGCTCAACTCAGAGCAACAGGCTCAACGGTTGGTTACACAGGCAAAAAAAGGAGAAAAAAAGTGGCTTGGACGGACGAGAAACGGCAAGAAGCAATTAAGATGTATGAACAGGCAGACCCTACTCCCGAAAACTCTATGGAGATTGTTAAGGAGATTGCAGAAGAACTGGAAGAGTCTCCGAACGGTGTTCGAATGATTCTTACGAAAGCAGGTGTATATATCAAGAAGGAAGCCGCAGCGGGGTCTACGGCACGCACGGCAAAGACTGAAGGCAGTTCAAAAGTAAGTAAGACTGTCGCATTTGAACAACTCAACGCGGCAATTCGTGATCTTGGACTTGAGCCGAACGAAGAAATCGTAGAAAAGCTGACTGGTAAAGCAGCTCTTTACTTTGCGGAAGTTCTGGGTAGCGTTAAGGCTGCCTAACTTTCAAAAACTGGGGAAGCTAAATGCTTCCCCAGAATTTTTTTCGTCTTGGAGAAATAGCAAAGAAAGTCCCTGCTAAAAAAGTTTTGCAATACTTTCTAAGGAACCATGATGAAAAAAGAAGAACTTAAATCACTATTAAATGAGTACGGCGATGCTGTTATAACTTATAGAAGTCCCAATTCAAATAAGGTAAAATACAATGTATGCACTATAGATTTTGATAACAATTACATACAAAATAAAAGTAATCGAGCAAAAGAAACAAGTGATACCCTATTAATGTTTTGCTGGGATACGGATTCTTATCGACTTATGAATCCTGATAATATAACAAGTGTTGTTCCTCTGAGTTCAATACTTAAAAATGAGCAATGAAATATATTCTAGAATTATACATGACAATGAACACAATCAAATACGTCTCGTAATAAATGAATTTAGAGGAATCGAATATCTTCATTTACGAAAATACTATTTGACTTTTGAAGAAGAATGGGCACCTTCTAATGAAGGGATATCATTTCCACTCGACTTGATAAATGTACGAGAATTGTTTACAGGTCTAGTAGAAGTACTATCTCTTGCAGAAAGTAAAGATATCATAGTCGAACACTTTAAAGAGTTACTATCAGAAATATATCAAAAATAATACTTGACTTTTCCATAGAAATTTTATATAATATTTATTCTATTGGAGAGTAGCATGTCGACAAAACAAGTAAAAGACTTTCTCGATTACGCCGCAGCACGTTATTACGCATGTACCCCAGTTCTCTCAGACGAAGAGTTTGATGCTCTTGCTGAGCAGTATGGCTATGTCTCCGTAGGTACCAGTCATCCCGCTGGTATTGCACATGCTTATCGTATGTATTCTCTTTCCAAGGTATACCCAGAAGATACTCCACCATTTATTGGCGGAATCGAATCTATTAAACTTGACGGAGCAGCCATTTCTCTTTTGTATGTAGAAGGAGAGTTTTGGATGGCTCTTACTCGTGGTGATGGTATTCGTGGACAAGATATTACAGACGTAGCACTGCATCTTAATATTCCTCGCAATATTCCTAAGAATATCTATTACAGAGGTATTGTTCAGATAACCGGCGAAGTAGTAGCACCCGCTAGCATTCCTAATGCTAGAAATTATGCTGCTGGCGCACTCAATCTAAAATCTGTCGCAGAATTTCAAACTCGCGATCTAGCTTTTGTAGCATATGGTGTAAATCCATTTCTAACTTCTTCTTTTGAAGAAGATATGAAGGCTTTACAAGCGTGTGGATTTGACACTGTATTGACAGCAACTAATCTTAGTAGATATCCTACTGATGGTTATGTTGTTCGCATGAGATCAAACAAAGAGTTTGAGAATGCAGGATATACCGCTCATCATCCAAGAGGTGCCTACGCCAAAAAAGAACAAAAAGAAGGCGTAGTGACTACATTGGAAAAAGTAATCTGGAATGTGGGAAGATCAGGAGTTGTATCTCCTGTTGCAGTGTTTACTCCAATAGAGATTGATGGAGCAGTTGTAAGTAAAGCAACTCTTCACAATATGAAACATATTGAAGCACTAAATCTAGAAATAGGATGTAAAGTAAAAGTGATCAGAAGTGGAGATATTATACCTAGAATTATACAGCGTGTAGACTAGGTGTACCTACCATTCGTATTGCTAATAATTAGCAGTGCATATATTTATCCTTTTTTACTAAAAGAAATGTTCGGTAATTACTGGACTATAGCACTAATAGGCATAATAATTTATGCTACTATTATACCGCAGGACTCATAAAAAAATAAGTGTTGACTTTTTATCTAAATCAGCCTATAATACTACTTCAAGATGAGAAACCAACTTATGTCAGCAAAGTACAGCGCTATTCTTGCTCCTACTAACTGTCCAAGTTGTGACGCTATCTTGGAATGGAAAAATGATCTTCTATATTGCCCGAACAATGCCTGCTACGCTAAAAATAGTAAACGCATAGAGCATTGGGCAAAAAGTCTAAAAATCAAAGGTCTAGGACCAGCCACAATAGAAAAACTAAATTTGCAATCCATTGAACAGATTTATAGCATAGATTTAGTAACTATGGTGGACGCTCTGAACTCTGAACTACTTGGCAAGAAGCTCTTTGAAGAGATTCAAGTCTCTACTCAGGCTTCCCTAGAAGATCTACTGCCCGCTTTCGGTATTCCTCTTATCGGTGAAACCGCTTCAGGCAAACTTTGTAAAGTTATATCTAATATTGAAGAACTCAGTGAGAATGTCTGTAAGCAAGCAGGTCTAGGACCTATTGCTACAAAAAATCTTATAACCTGGTGGAACGTATTCAAGAACAACAAGGATAATTATCCTTTTTCGTTCCAAGTAAACAAAAGAAAACCGCTTTTAGAAAACGTAAAGGGGGTGGTTTGTATCTCAGGAAAGTTAAATTCCTACAAAACAAAAGCGGAAGCTACAAGTGCTCTTGAAGCTCATGGTTATAAAGTAAAAGACGGAATAACAAAAGAAGTAACAATACTAGTAAACGAAAGCGGGATAGAGTCAGCAAAGACTCTAAAAGCAAAAGAATCTGGACTACTTATAGTAACTAATCTAATTACCTTTTTAGGAGAACACAATGACTAAAGCACTTCCGAAATGGACTGAAGAACGTACCGAACAACTCTCTACCTTTGTGGGTACTGAGGTTCCGGTATCACAAGCAACTGTAGCTGAAGCTGCAGAACAATTCGAAACTACGACTCGCTCAATTTCTAGCAAGCTCCGTAAAATGGGCTTCGAAGTAGAGCTTGCCTCTGCTAATCTTCGTAAGGCTTTCTCGGATGAGCAAGCTGACGAGCTGGCAGACTTTGTAGAAGCGAACTCTGGTCGCTACACCTATGGTGAAATTGCAGAACAATTTGCTGATGGCGAATTTACTGCAAAGCAAATTCAGGGAAAGATTCTTTCTCTGGAACTTACGGACCATGTACGTCCTACTCCGAAGCCGGAAGTAGTAAAAACGTATACTGATGCAGAAGAAGCTACGTTTATTCGTATGGCACGAAATGGCTCGCATGTAGAAGAAATTGCTGCCGCTCTCAAGCGTGAAGTCAATAGTATTCGCGGTAAGGCACTTTCGCTTCTGCGGTCCGGCGCTATCGACTCGATTCCTCCGCAGCGTGATCGTGTAGCAGAGCAGGTAGACCCGCTGGAAGCTCTGGGCGATATCACTGGCATGTCGGTGGAAGATATTGCAGAGCAGCTTGGCAAGACTGTTCGCGGTGTTAAGACGATGCTTACTCGTCGCGGTCTGGTGGCATCAAACTACGATGGAGCTTCTCGCAAAGAAAAAGCTGCTGGCTAAGTTTGATTAACTCTTGTCAAAGGAAGCGAGCGGCTTAGGCTCTCGCTTCCTTTTTCTCGCTCTTAAAAATATAGGAGAGTTTAATTGAACCTAGCCAGTGTGCTCATCAAAAAAATCATTACTGATAAAGATGTAGACACCTGGTCCAGTCTGCAGAAGCACTATCTGCCTGAAGAATTTAGCAGAGTGTATTCTGTCATAGAAAACCATGTAGAAGAGTTTTCTACCCTTCCAAATTTTGACGATCTAAAGCTCTCCGTTCGAGATCGTCGAACGCTAGAAAAAATCTATATCGTAGAAAAAACACAAGATATAGATATCCCATGTTCTCAACTTCTTGAATACTTAAAAAATGAGTATACTCAAGCTGAAATTATGATTCAGCTTGAAAAGTATTTAGAGACTTCTATTGCCGTCGATAACGCAGAAGAAAGTCTATCAAATCTGCAAGCAATTGTTTTAGATGTAGAATCTAAAGTTGACTTGAAAACGCCCGAAAATGATATGAGGCGAATTGACCTGTTTTATTCAGAAGAAGAGCTATCAAGAACAGTTCCGCTAGGACTAAACTCCGAATACGACGAGTTGATGCGATTCTCTCCCCGAGATCTTATTCTTATCGGCGGTCGGCGCGGGGCCGGTAAATCTTTAACTTGTGCAAACATTGCTGCAAATATTTTTGACCAAGATGAGTCCGTAATCTATTTTACTATCGAGATGGATTCTAGGTCAATTCTTCAAAGAATTTGTTCTGTAGCAACTAATGTAAGTATGGCTTCAATTAGAAATAAATCTTTGTCTATACTAGAATGGCAAAGAATTGCAGCCTGGTGGGCGAAAAGATTTGAAGAAGGCGAGACTGCTTATAAAGACTATCTTCTTCACAATTCATTTGATAAATTTCACACTCAATTAACTAAAAATCCTCTTAAAGAAGTACAACTTGATGTAGTCTATGACCCAGAACTATCAGTATCTAAAATTCGTAGCGAAATGGATAAGAAAGTAGTAACAATCAAACCAAAAGCAATTATTGTAGACTATTTAAATCAAGTCAAATATAGAACCGGAACACATCATTCCAAGTTCGGGCAATACGATTGGACAGAACAGATTGAAATTAGTAAAGCTCTAAAAAGTATGGCACAACAGTATGAAATTCCAATTGTAGCTCCTTATCAAATTGATGCCTCTGGCGAAGCACGATTTGCAAAAGGTATTCTAGATGCTGCTGATGCAGCTTTTACAATTGATACTCATGCTCATGCTGATAATTGCATTACATTTAATTGTGTAAAAATGAGAAATGGAGAAGTAAGAGGATTTACTTCAGCAATAGATTGGAAAACACTAAAAATTGGACCAGAGTCTGCTAGAAATCCTTCAGAGAAAGATTCTGCAGAGTCTACAGGCGAAGATGTTTACGACGACAAATGACAGTAGAAGAACTATTAAATCAAAAAAAGATTTTCTTTACTGTAAGCGGTAAAGATTTTGTAGTCGGCTGCTTAAATCCCGAGCACGACGATTCCAACCCTAGTATGAGAATTGATAGAGTTTTAGGAATTTTCCAGTGCATGGCATGTGGATACAAGGGAAATATTTTTTATCTTTACAAACAGACCCCAAATAGATTAGAATTAATGCGTGAAAAGGTAAAGAGAAAGATAAGCGTAATACGGCAACAAAGTATTGGCTATTCCTTACCGTCAGACGCGATGAGTTATATAGGAAACTGGAGAAATATCTCTCCAGAAACATATAGAAAGTTTGGTGCTTTCAAAAGCGCACAAAAAGAGTTTATTAATAGAATAGTGTTTCCAGTAAAAGACATCACAGGTAGAACAGTAGCTTTTATTGGAAGAGATGATTCAGGTAGTTTGAGTAAAAAGTATTATATTCATCCGGGCGGGGCTGCTTTACCATTGTACCCTGTAGTAAGCCCAATCAATGGTAGAATTATTCTAGTAGAAGGCATTTTTGACATGTTAAATCTACATGATAAAGGGCTTACAAATGCAGTTACCTCGTTTGGAGTAACAACAGTAAAAGATACTACATTCGATTTACTCAAAATACAAGGCGTGGAAGGCATTGATATACTTTACGATAGCGATAAAGCAGGACAAGAAGGTGCTCGTAAAGTAAAAGAAATCGCAGAAAACATAGGCATAGATGCAAAAGTTCATACGCTAAAAGATAACAAAGATCCTGGCGAACTTACAAGCAATCAAGTAGAGAAACTGAAGGAGATACTATATGGCTAAAGTAGCAATCGTAGAAGCAAAAGCTAGTCGTAATAACTATGCGCGACTTTTCAACAACAGTTTTGAATTTGATCAACTTGCTCTTTGTTCAGATGCAACCGTTGCAAAAGTTCTCAAGAAAAATGTTGATCTTAACGTAGATGTAAATGCCTATGATTGGATTGTTCTTGTAGGCTCAGAAGCCTGTAAATATCTTGCAAATCTTAAGTCGGTAACCGAATACAGTGGTCGCATAGTAGACTCTAAGTTTTTGCCTGTTATTAATCCCGCTATGCTGGCATTCAAGCCAGAAGTGGAAAAGGTATGGATAGAGTCGAGAGACAATATCATTAATATTATTTCTGGTGAAGTACAAGCGGCTGTAATTGACGATACTATTACTCGCGGTATCGAAACCAAGGAAGAGGCTCTCGAATATATCAACGCAGCTATTAACTCTTCTTCTCCAATTGTTGCACTTGACTCCGAGGCTACTAGTCTATATCCAAGAAATGGTCATATGCTTGGTATTTCAATGTGCTATGACGGAGAAAAAGGTGTTTATATTACTACCGATGTACTAGATGAAGAAGTAGAGGAACGACTTCAACATCTCTTCAATACTAAAACGATTGTATTTCACAACTCAAAGTTTGATATCGGGTACTTCTCTTATCAATTCGGATTTAAGTTTCCAAAGTTTGAAGATACTATGCTAGAACATTATGTACTCGACGAGACGGTAGGAACGCATGGCTTGAAGTCTCTAGCACTCAAGTATACGCCCTACGGCGACTATGAGAAGCCTATGTATGACTGGATCGAGAACTATCGTAAGACGGTAGGCGTTCTCAAAGATGATTTTAACTTTGGCATGATTCCTTTTGATGTAATCAAAGTTTATGCTTCCATGGACGCGCTAGTAACGTACATCCTGCATACTAAATTTAACGCACTTATTCAGAAGAACAATAAATTTAAAAATGTTTACTATAATATTCTGCTTCCTGCTACGGCATTTATTATTGAAATGCAAGACGCTGGCATTCCCTTTTCTCGAAATAGACTTAGAATCGCTCAAGATGTACTGCAAACAGAAATTTATGAGGCAGTAGAAGCTCTTCATAAAGAACAGCCAGTGCTTGACTATATCGAGAAGAAAGGTGAATTTAATCCTAATAGTACTCTTCAGCTTCGTAGTCTTTTGTTTGACTATGTTGGTCTCACGCCGACTGGAAAAAAGACGGAAAAAGGCGAAGAGTCTACAGACTCGGAAGTTCTAAAAGAACTTAGCATTCAGCATAAGATTCCTGGACTTATTCTTAATATTCGTAAAATGGGTAAGATTAAAAATACTTACATTGATAAGATTTTGCCACAACTAGATCGCGATTCTCGTATTCGCACTGGGTTTAACCTTCATGTGACTACTTCAGGACGACTTTCTTCGAGCGGTAAGCTTAATGCACAGCAGTTTCCTAGAGATAATCCTTTAGTAAAAGGTTGTATTCAAGCAGCTCCTGGGCATAAGATCGTATCTATGGACTTGGTTACTGCCGAAGTATACGTCGCGGCAGTACTTGCAAAAGATAAGGCTTTGCAAGAAGTGTTTGTTAGTGGCGGAAACTTTCACTCATCTATTGCAAAACGAGTCTTTAGGCTTCCGTGTCCTGTAGAGGAGGTAGAAGTTCTCTATAAGAAAGAACGACAGTATGCTAAGGCTATTTCTTTTGGAATTATGTATGGTGCAGGTACTCGTAAAATCTGGTCTCAAGTACAAAAAGATGGCGGCAACATTACTCTGAAGGAAGCATCTCAGATTATTGACGAGTATTTTCGTACTTTCTACGGATTGAAAAACTGGATTGACTCTACTCGCGATTTTATTCGAGCAAATGCTTTCATTTACTCGCATTTTGGTCGTAAGCGTAGGCTGCCAAATGTAAAGTCTGACAATGATGGTATTGTAGAGCACGAGATTCGTTCTGGACTTAACTTTCTAGTACAGTCAGCAGCTTCTGACATTAATCTTATCGGTGCTTTTGAAGCCCACGAAGAACTTAAAGTAGCAGATATGAAAGCAAAAATCTTTGCACTAGTTCATGACTCTATTTTAGCAGAAGTTCCAGACTCAGAGATAGAATCCTACCAGAGTATTGTAAGCAAGTGTGTACAGCGGGATCGTGGACTATCAATTCCTGGCTCTCCGATCGGAGTTAGCTTTGAAGTAGGACAAGACTATTCTTTTGGCAAGCTAGAAGAACTTTATCCGCAAGTATATGCTGCCTGAAGTTACAAAAGATACGATTTATAGAGTAACTTTTCCAGTATTTAAGTTAAATTCTGATGAAATTCAATATTTCAAAGGAGTTACTAGTTGTCAAGGAAAAGTTGTTGATGATATAAATTTGCCTGGAGAAAATCTAGGGCAACGTCGAGTGCATATTGATAAAGAGCTTAAATATAGGCTAGATTATTGTGCCACTGACTATATAACGATGTTACAGGCTAATTACAGGCATTTTATAGATACAAAAGGGAAAACTTTTAGTTATAAAAAAACTAAAGCGTGTAAAATAAAATCGTATAAAATAGTCTCTATAAAAAATGCAGATTATTTTTCTTTGTTAAAGGTACGGGGTTTGAGCAAAGTATTCGAAATACATAGACCACCCCCAGCTGGATACTCTTGGGCTAGTGTTATATTTCTAGGAGATTTTCCCTGGCAAATATTAGAATTTTCCGAAGAGAGACTTCCAGATAAGAAAAGGTTAATTTGATGCCAAGAAATAAAAGACGCTCTCTCATTGATAATAATTTGCAACTCGAAGAAATTGAGCCGTTGACACATAATCAATGCTTAGCGTTTGAAAGTAATAATCATTTGGTATTATGCGGTTCTGCTGGTACTGGTAAAACATTTATTTCGCTATATTTAGCTTTTGACGATATTTTGAAAGATAGTTATAGTGGTATAACTCTTATTCGAAGTGCCGTACCAACTAGAGATATTGGATTTTTACCTGGCTCGGAAAAAGAAAAGTCAAAAATTTACGAAGTTCCTTACTATAATATTTGCAACGAGTTATTTCATCGCGGAGACGCCTATGAAATTCTTAAAGCAAAAGGAATAGTAGAGTTTATGACTACTTCGTACCTAAGAGGACTTACTTTGAATGATACAGTAATCATAGTTGATGAAACTCAAAATATGACATTTCATGAACTAGACTCTATTATTACTAGAGTAGGTAAAAATTGTAGAATTATCTTTTGCGGAGATTTTTTACAGTCAGATTTAAAACAAAATGGTTTAGCTTCTTTTGTGGAAATTCTAAAAGGAATGGATTGTTTTGATTTTATTGAATTTGGCGTAAATGACATTGTTCGTAGCGACTTCGTAAAAGATTATTTGGTTCAAAAACACTACTATACAGCATATAAATGAAAGCAGTCTTATCAAATCGAATTTATATTCAGGTAACACCAGAACTTTTTCAAAATTTTGATGAAGTTTTGACTTATGTTATCAAGCCTTATAACGATAACGATCCCCCGTTTGTTATCAAAAATATGGGCTTGATAAGAGACGATCTAGTTACGCTTCCTTCAGGTAGATTAGACCTTATTCCAGAAAATTTTGAAATTTCTGATAAAAGAGTACTCAAGCCTGTAGTATTTCCTGAAAGAAAATTTGATTTGTACCCAAGTCAACAAGAAGTATACGATCAAGTAAACGATAGTTGTATTATTAATGCTTCTGTAAGCTGGGGCAAGACCTTCACAGCTCTAGCCATAGCGGGGAAACTCGGTCAGAAAACGCTAGTAGTGACTCATACAACCAATCTTCGCGATCAATGGGTGGACGAAGTAAGAAAGCTCTATGGATTTAAGCCTGGAGTAATTGGTAGTGGACATTTTGATATGTCCACTCCAATTGTAGTAGGCAACGTACAGACTTTGTACAAAAAAATTAATGAGATTTCTAGAGAATTTGGTACAATTATACTGGACGAGATGCATCATGTAAGTAGTCCTACTTTTTCTCGAATTGTAGATAAAAGTTTTGCTAGATACAAAATTGGACTATCTGGTACAATTGAGAGAAAAGATGGAAAACACGTAGTTTTTCAAGATTACTTTAGCTCAAAAATATTTCAGCCACCAAAAGAAAACTATATTGTACCAAAAGTAGATGTAATTTCTAGTGAAATACGTTTTATGGACGGAGCAAATGTTCCTTGGGCAAATAGAGTAAATGATCTAGCTTTTAATGAGCAATACCAACATAGTGTAGCCATGATTGCAGCAGCTTACGCTTCGAAAGGACACTCTGTATTAGTGGTATCTGATCGTGTACGATTTTTGAAAAGCTGCGCCGATCTGGTAGGCGAAATTGCTATAAGTGTTACGGGTGAGGATTCGCGTGAGTCTAGACTAAAAGCTTCGCAACAAATTTCTTCTGGCGAGAAAAAAGTACTATTCGGTACACAATCTATCTTTTCAGAGGGTATTTCTATTAATGAGCTAAGTTGCCTAGTGCTAGGAACTCCAGTTAATAATACTCCATTGTTAACTCAGCTTATTGGCCGAATTGTTCGAGTAGCTCCAAATAAATTACAACCTACAATTATAGATATTCATCTTAAAGGAAAAACTGCTACAAGACAAGCACAAGCTAGAATGGCTCATTACATAAAAGAAGGATATACGGTAAATGTGTTGTAAAAAAATAGTACTTGACACTTCAGTACTTTTTCGATATAATATATGATACTGTTTGACAAGTCTAAATTAATGAAATTTAGCGGCGGTAATTATACTAATATGATTGATATACTCGCGCATATCACATATAGGTTCCCACCTAAAAGTCCAGGCGATGCCAAACGGTTGAAGTATCAAACAATTTCTTGGATAGGAGACTCGTTTCTACTAAATCCAGAGAAATTACTTGATAATCATAGACGATATAAACAAAAAGAAGTAATTCAATATATTCTAGTAGCTGCAAAACGTAGCTACCCTGAGTATAGGCTTTTTCGCAAAAAAACTTTGCCAACACATTTAATAAATGTGAATGCAATAGTAAATAACCGATTATTAACAATAACAGGCAATGAAATTCATTTAAAATTTGAGGAGGCTTAAAATGGCTATTAAATTTAATTCAACAAAAGGCGGAGCAGTAAAAGAGAAAGTAGATCAGTATATCTACAAAAATGGCGACAATGTTGTTCGTCTTGTAGGCGATCTTCTTCCTCGTTACGTCTATTGGATTAAAGGTGAAAATAACAAAGATATTCCGATGGAGTGTCTTGCATTTGATCGACAACTGGAAAAGTTTACCAATCGAGACAAAGATTGGGTACGAGAGTTTTATCCTGATCTCAAGTGCGGCTGGGCATACGCATGTCAAGTTATTGACCCCGCCGATAGCAAAGTAAAAGTTATGAATCTCAAGAAGAAGCTTCTTGAGCAAATTCTAGTAGCTGCAGAAGATCTTGGCGATCCTACTGATCTCGACGAAGGCTGGGATATTTATTTTAAGCGAGTAAAGACTGGTCCTCAAACTTATAATGTTGAGTATCAACTTCAGGCTCTGAAGTGCAAAAAGCGTTCGCTTACTGATGCAGAGCGAGGACTTATCAAAGATCTGAAGTCAATGGATGACGTACTTCCTCGTCCAACTGCGGATGCTCAAAAAGAACTTCTTGAGCGTATTCGTAGAGGAGCATCAGAAACCGATAAGGAAGAAAATGAGATTCCAGAAGAAGTGGAAAGTGAATTGGATCTATGATAACGATAGTTGCGGGCTCTCGATCTGTCGATAGATACTCTCATGTGGCTTCGGCAATAGCCGAAGCCCCATGGGCTATTACAGGAATTTTATCGGGAGGAGCCAAAGGAGTAGATGAGTTTGCAGTATCTTATGCAAATTTGAATAATATTCCCTGCGATTTAGTTACTGCATTTTGGAACGAAGACTCAGATTATAATGCAGAAGTAGGAAAACAACGATATTCTGAAATGCTGAAAAAAGCAGAAGGAATAATAGTAATTTGGGATGGTAAAAGTAGAGGAACTGCCCATCTTATCGAGCTTGCTAAACAAAGTAAATTGAAATTACATATTAAAAAAGTATAATGTCAGCAGTAGTCATAACTCCTACCACCGGAAACCATAAAATACTAGATGCAATCTATAGTATTAGGGATCAGACTTATCCTAATGTAAAGCATTTAATTGTAGTCGATGGAAGTGATTTTAAAGAAAAACTTCCTGCTGGTATTCGTTTTATAAACCCAAACCTCGAAATTGTTGAATTACATACTAATACTGGGGCTGGAGGATTTAATGGACAAAGAATATATGCTGCTTTTCCTCATTTAGTAAATGAAGATTATATTTTTTATTTAGATCAAGATAATTGGTTTGAAAGAGATCACATTAGTAGTATTATATCTACTATAGAAAAAAATAACTATGACTGGGCGTATAGTCTTAGAAATATTGTTGATAACAATAATTTAATACAAGATAATTGCGAAAGTCTAGGAAAATGG